TTCAAGTTCCTCAGTGCTAATAAGGGCAAACATAAGATCAGCAGTAGCAGGCAACCCAAAGGACTCACTAGTATCAGTAAGGTCCACATCAGTGCTACCATAACCAGAACGAGTGGTCTGGGTGGCAGATACGATAGGGACCTTGGCTTCGCAAGCCAACCCTCTAAGCTCCTCTGCAATAGACTTAATATAGCTATATGAATTGACAGTGCCGCCTTGGCGATACCGTTCGGAAGCACATATATTAAGGTAATCAACAAAAATAATGTCAGGTCTAAATGACTTCTTAAGTGAGAGATCGCTGAGGAGAGAACGGAAGTGTCCAACGTGAGCACTCGCAGTGGGATACTCTTTAATTATAAGTTTGCCCTGTGTTTTTTTACCAAGATTCTTGATCTTGTTTTGAAACATTGACTTTGGCATATCAACTAGTTTCTGAATAGGAACATTCAGAAGATTAGCATCAATACGTTCTGCAATTTTTTCTTCTGCCATCTCACAAGTAATGTACAAAACATTCTTACCTTGTAGAAGAGTCGCTGCAGCAACGTGACACATGAACAAAGACTTACCGACACCTGTGCCAGCGAGAGCAACATTCAATGACTTATTAGTAAGACCACCCTTTGTAATTTTGTTGAAGAACTCTAGATCAAAAGGAATTTTATCTTCCTTCCGATGATAAAAATCAAAACGCTCTTCAGCATTTGTCATGTAGTCGTGACCAATATTTTGGTCAAACGATACCCCTAGAGCCTCCGAAAGAATGTGAGGAATAGCACCTTTATCTTTCTTGGAATCCTGCCCGTCAGCAATCTTGACAGATTCCATAAGAGATAGGTAGATCGCACGCTCTTGACACCACTTTTCCGTAGTATCAACAAGCCAATCGTGGTCTGTGGGATCATCGGAAAGGACATTCAAAACCTCAAAGATTGATTGAAACTGATCTTCAGTTAGATCAGTTCGTTCTCTACATTCTATACCAATTGCGTTAAGACTAGGTAGCGTATCATACTGGGTAATGTATTCATGGATCTCCAAAAAGATTATCTTATTAGATCTATCAGTAAAATAATCCGACTTCAAGAAGGGCAATACCTTCCTTGAGTAATTCTCATTATAGATGAGATTACTGAGAATAGTTACTTCTAGATTCATTGATAGTGAAGATAAGATCCGATAATGTACTTGTCGTTTGACACAGGAATTTTGCCCGCGTGTCTGTATTGCCAGGTAGGAGGGAACACTAGTATTTTACCACACTCAGGTTTAATTGAAACCCCCAGTTTAGGAAAATCTGTTTCTCCTCCTTCTTCAACATCATTAAGATAAAGAAAGACGACTAGAAATCTTCTTGCTGTAGCATGATCACCAACATCAACGTGTGGTCGAAACTCATCATAGTTATTGTTCTCGTATTTTTTCATACGGAACTCTTCATAACCATACTTCACAGGAAGATCAGGAATCATATCCACATCCTGAATATACTGTCTTAAGACTTTAGTGAAGTCATCACTAAGTTTTCTTTGAATACCCATCCACAAGGGATCCTGTGCATGGAATCTCTGAGAGATGTTTAGATGCGTGTATGAAGGTCGCTGCTCTCTATCAAGATAGATGCTGTCGGATTTTGAAAACGCTTCAATTGTAGCGTCACAAAAATCTCTAGTAAAAACTGAATCATATGTCCTAATATAATCTTTAAGGTCAGTTCCCATAACGGAACTCCTGTGCTGCAGCCTCATCGAGTGCTTGCATCACTTCGGGGGTGAAATACTTCTGCGGATCAGAGAGAATAGACTTAGGGTAAACAGTAGATTCACCAACAACGATCCGATTCCCCCGCTTGGTGAATACTCCGTATTTCTCACCCAGTTCCAATAGTCCGTAATACCTGTCAAGTCCACGGTCGTAATAAAGACGAGTTTCAACTTGTGAATTCTCCTTTGTTAGTCGAGATTTTTGTGCTTTGCATTTGATAATATTGCCAACAACCTCTGTACCATCCTTTTCCTTCTTCTTTGATAGATATATAATTGTTGATGAAGCGTATTTGAGTCCACTTCCTCCTCCCATTTCTTTGGTGGGAATATAACTTCCGATTACATCATATGTATGATTAGTAACGAGCATTGGGACGTTTGCCTTACCCAATTTGAGGGTTAGCACACGAAAGGCACCCTTGATCAACTGACTCTTAGTCATGTCGCGAACCTGCTTATCCGCTGCAACATCAGCAATCTCCTTCTCTGTAGAGAGCATACCCAGAGAGTCCAGGACAAACATCAGAGGTTTACGATCTGCAACATCTTGTTCCATATACTTGTCAAGGATGCGACAAGATTGAGTTCTAAATTGTTCGATAGTTGCAACAGGTACAATCATCATACGATCGGATGCAATACCACGATCTTCAATCATCTGCCTAGAGATAGCAGACTCAGATTCAAAATAAATTACCCCAGCATCGGGATTGCTGTCAAGGAAATGCTGAACAATCCCAAGGCAAAAGAAAGTCTTGCCAGTAGAAGACTCACCAGCGATAGCAGTGATCTTGTTTGAGGGGACTCCACCGTAGATTGAACCGCTAACCAAAGCATTGAAAATGTAACTACCAGTATCAATGAAATCAGAAGTGTCTCCTGCTGCGACACCATCGCTGACAAGTCCTGCATACTCATTACCAATCTCCTTTGCTACATCTTTCAAAAAATTCACTCTTTGACCTCCAATAATGTTGTGATGTAATTAGAACGTTTCATGGCACGTTCAAACCATTCTGCTTCCTTATGATCATCAAATACCTTTTCTTCTCTAGGCGAGAATCCAAAGGCATTCTGATATGTAACTATAAAGCGTGTTCTTTTCATCCGAATAAAAACTCCAGTGATGCGACTTTTTCAGGTTTCCAACCTATAACATCCATAATAACTTTAATGGGGTCCAAGAACGACTTCTGGAATTGTAGTTCATAGTCCACCTGTTTGTCAAGACCAAACTCTCTCGGGAACGTTGCCAGATAACTGATCACGTTCTCATTGATCTTATTGGGGGTTTTCAGATACACAAACTTGACCTTCTCGCCGTCTTGAATAAGGGGATACTTATGGGTTAGTTTGTTTTTCTTATTGTAGAAATTGTACAGCAATGCGCCTCTGACGTGAATAGGAGTGCCTTTACTATAGATTGTCGCGGGGTTTGACCATTTATTTATTCCATTACACCCTCGGGGAAATGAAATGTCTTCAATCGGCAACTCAGAAAAGTGATCTTTAAAATCAGAAATAAACTTCTGTGCCGCTTCCTCATTTTCATTCATGATCACCGTCAAGCAATCTTTAATTGATGTGCGACATGCTGCGGGTGTAGAAGACTTAACTGCTTCAATACCCATGATCTTCAGTTTAGGTTTCTCATAGCGGACACCCTCACTATCCCAGACGTTAAGGATATATCGCTTCTTAGCAGTCCAGATGCCCTTGTTAGCGATGTTCTCTCGCTTCATAAACATCTTCTGTTCATAGGCACCAACATAGTTTGCTAGTTCTTGATATGATCTGTCGATAAATGGTTCGATTCGTTCTTTGCAAGCAGCGTCGAGGAAGTCAACGACCCTCTGTGCAGGAACATCTTTACCATTAAATACTGAGCGAACAAGTAGATCAAGACAGATATAGATGCTGTCAGTATCACTGGCGATAACATAATCATGATCCTCCGTTTTGAGTAGTTTGTTTAGGTATTGGTTTACTTTTCCTTCGATCCAACGAATCGAGACTTGCCCACTGAGAGTAATCGCCTCAGCATTTGCCAGATTGTAGTATCGGAAGTACTGGTTTCCGATGGCACCATAGGCAGAGTTGAGTTGGATCTTTCTCGCCATTTGGATGTTGTTAAACTTTGAGATATCCTTTTGTAGTGCCAGGGTCTCTGCAGGTGTCTTGGCATATTCAAGAGACTGCTTAGCGTTAAGCATCCTCTTCTTGTAGATGGTACGTTCATCATAGATTGTCTGCATCATTTCGGGTAGGAACCCATGGATGTCCTTACGATACTGAGCACCGTTAGCACATACACAATACTCCCCATTAATATCTAGCGTTTCCTCAAGGATTCGATCAACCGTTGCGCTGGGATGTCTCGCGTCGATGAGTGTCTCTGGCGAGATATTGTACTGCATAATGAGATGAGGATACAGACTATTAAGGTCAAAAGAGACAACCCAATCATACTTTCCAGGAATCGGTTCCTTGACGTATGCTCCTGCGTATTTCTCATCCTTCTTAGCACCTTTGCGAGGGGGAACTACAACATTGCGATCTGTAAGATAGTTATAAATCATCGTGTCCCACATGCGGACCTGACTATACACATCTTCAAAGTTGACCTTGGCATCGTAACTCATCGTGATGGCAAGTTCAAGCAACTTCATCTTGTCTTCCAATCTGTCGATCAATTCAACGTCTTGGATGTTGTATTCCATAAACTTCTGCCAATCAGAGGTATAGAAGTCTTTGAAGTTTTCGTATTCAGAGTGATCAACTTTTCTCTGACCGAGTTCGACGAAAGCGATATGATCGAGTCGGTAAGACTCTTGACTTGAGTACGTAAACTTACGATATAGATCGAGATAATCAAGAATGTTGACACCAGAGATATCGTAAGCATAATTTTTACGTCCTTGGACATAGACCTCCCTCTCATTTGCTCGGTTCCAGGGAGACAGACTCTTCATCCATTTCTCCCCAAGTACACGATTAACCCTACGGGCGATATATGGAACGTCATACAGATTCACGTTCCAACCCGTAAGGATATCAGGTGTATTATTAGACCACCAGGTGATAAAGTCTTCAAGCATTTCGTTTTCTGTCCAGAAAACTTTATACTCAACTCCTTCGGGTGGCACAAACTCACGCATTGCCCAGACATAATACTTTTTGGTAATCATATCTTTGATGGTAATTGACAGCATTTCTTCTGCTGCCGAATCCACATCAGGGAAACCGTTTTCGCACTGGACCTCAATATCCAATGCATAGATTTTCATTGCACTGATAACATAATCAACTTCACCAGGAAACTCCTGACGAATATATTGATAGACAAATCGTTCATATCCATGAACTTCAAATCCCTCAACACCCTCATACTTTTTGATGAAGTCTCGTGCCTGTCGTGCAGATTCAAACTGCAAAGGAGAAACATCGCGACCATCTAGAGTCTTGAAATCTTCATTGTTCCTAGACAAAACATAGAGGGTAGGAGAGAAGGAGGTTCGGTATTGAACCGCCTCCCCATCTTCATACCCTCTATACAAGATAGTATCACCAGCAAGTTGAATGTTGGTGTAAAAAGAACTCATAGTGCGTTGTATGTCTCCAGCAGTTTTGGTGCTGGATCCAGTATACTCATAATGCTCTCGGATGTCAAGAAAACATCGCGCTGAGCACTATACTTAGGGAAGGGAACCAATTGGTCTTCTTCCGAAACTTCATAACAATTTTCAATGAGAATTGCTGGTTCCTCATCGAGTTCTGTAACTTTACCGATCAGATACTCACTCCTCTGCTGGAGTAGGATCAGTTTGATTGGTGCGTCCTCCATCTGCCTCCACTAGTTTGTTGTACTTTTCAATAACCTCAGGATAGGTTTCATATGCGCTGACGACTTCTTCCATCTTCATCATGATTTGCTTTTTAGAAGATAGAGGAGCCCAAGGTTTGAAATAAATTTCAGGGTCAGTGATCTTTTGAATCTCTTCACCATCTTCATTCTCAACCAAGAAACGAGGTTCGTCAACTCCTTCCAACCAAACATTATATGGGAAACTTAGTTGGAAAGCAATAGTTTTTTCGGGTTCGTCTTTAGTTGTGACTTCATAAAGATCACAAATAATGTCTTCACCGTTTCTTGTTCTTACGATTCTTACGCTCATAATTTCTCCGTGAGATTTCAAATGCCGATTCTTTAATGATGTCTTTTAAGACTTTGATTTCAGCAGTTTGTTTTTGTTCTGCAATAGGTCTAACATACCGCATTATATCATCAAGATAATTTGCTGGCAAGTCTAGTGTTAGGAGATCCGATTCTCCATCATAGTTATTCGGTTTTAGGTTTAGATAGATGTTCATACTAACCTCAAATAAAAAGAGACCCCTGGGGTCTCTTTAATTATGTATTATATATCAATAATCATCGAG